ACCATCACCAACACAAGTCAAGAAGATGTACTCACCTACCCAACTCTGATTGTATATCGTTCCCCAACTTATTGGGTTTGCTGCTATTCCCCAGTAACTCATATCTTGGCTTTATAATTGTTAGTCTATATATAGATAACTGATTTTTTATCTTTTGTTGTTAGTTGGAATCTAAGTCCGCTAAATCTTCCAAAATACATCCTTCTGCATCAAACTCACCTCCATCAGCAATAACCCTCTCTCCAAACAATATAACCGAATACTCGTATGAGTTATCAATGATATTGAATCCTAAGTCTTCTAAACTACCAGCTAACTGATTAGCCAATCTCTTTTCCTCAAAGTTAAACACAAGGTTATATCCGATAAAGTCAGTCATTGTTTTGCCAGTTACCGAGTCTATAGACACACTATTATATCCAAAATCATAACCCAAGAACATAAAGTCTCCGTTGTTATCCTCAACAATGATATGATATTTGCTCCAAGCAAAGTCCATCATCATATCGTCAGTAACATAGTCTATCTGTTTAAGAGTAACATCAAGAGTCTGCGTAACAAATGTAGTCCCGTTATTAAAACTTGACATTACATTTTGAGTCAGCGTAGCGTCTTTATACACCTCGAACTTAAAAGCATAGGCAGTACCTGTAAAAGACTGAATCCTCTTCCATTGGTCTAATGTAACAGTACCCAAAGAACCAAAAGGCACAAGGTACAGGTTGTTAATACCTGCAACTACACTTTTGCACTTAGTGGCTCTATTTCTTAATAATCTTTGGCAACTCCCCATTAGATTGTTCTTTTTCTATTTTCTTTAAAAACGCCTCCAGCTTCTCTATGTTCTCAGCCTTCGGTTTATACATACCAACTTTAGCTCTCATAGTTATAGAACCCAAGAATGAAAGTTAACATCTTTGTCTGGGTACATCTCGCCATTAGTAGTTTCGTTGTACTCAGGAAATAACGTGCTATAAAAGTTCATATAATCAACAAACCTTCTTGTATAGAACTCAGCAGTATCATTAATCTTGGCAAGCATCATTTGCATCTCTTCTAAGCTGATTGTCTCCGAAGCCTCTGAACGATGTTTGTAAACCCCTCCGTTATTGATTTGGTACATCGCAAAAGGAAGATAACTGCTCTGAGCAAACCAGATAAGCATTGGCTTAATATAATCGTCCAATAAGTTTTTATAGTTTGCGTTTCCAATATCATCAATAGTACCGTTTAAAATTAGTGTCTGTAACTTAGTGTACAACTTACCACCCAAATATGTTTGAATGTGTGTGTCCTGCGCTACTTCAATAAACTGCAATATCTTATCGTTATCAACATTTCCATCAATGATAGACTTGCGTTTTATGTCGTTTATAGTTATGAATAGTGCCTTGTTAGCCATAATTATTTAGTTTTAGGATAAGCACCTCCGTTTGGCATATCAGCAGGTCTAATACCTACTTCTGCTGGATTAACAGGCTCTACAAAACCTTCAGACTTAGCCTTAGAAGCATCTACTTCAGACCCAGCTTGTACTTTAAGTCTATATACCTTTCTCTCCCATAGGTGCTTGCAGTTCTTGCCACCTTTGAATTTTAATAGTGAATAGTTGCGTTTCTGATGACCAAGCTCTGCATTCACTCCATTGAAAGACATCATATCAATGTCCTCTTTACGGAACACAATGTTTCTCTCAGTAAGAGCCTCCATCTTCTGGCAGAACAATCTACTTCCAGGACTCTTTCTCATCGGAGAATAAGCATAACGCACCTTAAATCCGTTATTATCTTGCTTAGAGTTCTTCTCTGGAGACGCATCACGCTCTGACACCTCTTTTAAGGCTATTTTAAGCTCTTCTAATGAACTTTCTGTGCCATCTAATACTTGGCTATCAACAAGCTCCCATTCATCGCTTACAACCTCTCCTAAATCAAAAAGAGTATTATATAGTTCTTCGCCTTCTTCATCAGGGAAGTCATCCACCTCACAAGACTCTAAGTCAGAAGATAATTTAGCCTTCTCACCAGTCTCTTCTTCTTTGCGGACTTTAGTCTCGATGTTATCAAGTTCAGTAAACTCGATAGGTTGTAGAGTAACAAAGTATAGGTTTAGGTAGATACCATTGAAGTTTAGTATCTCGTTAAAGCCATCAATAAGGTCTCTTTGGAAAGGTCTGATTACTACGTTATCCATAATAACAGAAGCAGTCCTAAGCTCTTCAGCGTTGTTACCAAAGCCTGTATTGTCTTTAATACCCATAAGGATAGGAGACACAATTCTGTGACCCATCATAATCTTCTCTCTTGCCTCAGTAGATAAGAACTGATATTGTGCGTGTGCATCTGGCAAGTGAATAGGTTGTAGGTCAGCCTGAGCATCAGCAGACTCATTGAAAGTAAGAATAAACTTACCTGCATTAGAAGACCCACTAAATTTATCATATATCTTACGCTCTATAATCTCTTGAGTTTCTTCTGGTGGAACACCATTATTGAAGTTAATCAAGAGAGAAGGCTGAAGACCATTCTTTATATTGTTAATGTGATAGTTAGAAACCTCTTCTTCTAAGTTGCAATACTGAAGACATCCGTTGTAATCAACAGGGGCATAGTAATAGAACCCAGATTTATAAGGTTTGATAACAAACATCTCAATAGTCTCTGTTTTGCTACCATTGCCAAAAGAAGGGATTCTCTTAGGTTTATCTTGTGGTTTAATATCACACCACTTAGGATGGTAATACCAAGCCTTAATCTTGCCCTCAGATGCTTTCTCTGCTCTCAATGTTTCCATTGGGAAGTGCAGCACCTGTAAGATTTGTGTCTTTTGTTTGTTATATACAACTTGAATAGCTGCTTGACCAAGCATCTTGTAGTCATTTACAATACGCTTTACATCTTTAGATTTAAAGAGAAGTTTAAATTTGGCATACATCTCTGGCTTGATGTCGCTATCTGTAGCCTCAAGACCTCTACCATAAATCATCTCTGAGATACCATTTATACACCCAGCATTAGTTGGGCTGCCCAAATAACGCTCAATAAGCATATCAAAGTAATCGTTGTACTCTCCGTACTCAACCCAGTCTCTGTTATATACCTCTTTAACTTCTGGAGAGGCATATCCAGACAGATTCACAATCTTTACAGAACTCTTGTATTCTGCTTTAGGCTGAGGCTGGGCTTGCATCGTTACTCTTCCTATTTTCTTAGTCATATCTTATATAATAATGTAGTCGTTGCTTTCACCATCTTCATACTGCTCATAGTAATTAGTATTGATAGTATGTTTAACGGTTTTATTTGATTGAGAAGTGACATACGACTTATCTCTAAACCAAAGCACGCCACCCTTTTTAAACTCTAAATAATATCCATATCCTTCCTTGAGAATAGTAAAAGCAACATCTATGGTTACAAAATTACTTACATCTGAAGCAACTTCAGCAACTAAATCAGAGAAACTCTCACTAATCCCTGTTCCATCTTCAGTAATAACAAGACTAATGTTGTCAAATGGCGCAGCAAGAGTCGGAAAGTTTCTTGGCACTATCTGCAAAGTTTGTTCTGAAGTATTTGGGTTTAGCCTAATCATATTCTTCTTATAATGCAAACTCAACAAAGAGTTCTATACATATAACTAAAAACTACTTTTTTGTTTCATATATGTGTATAAAAAAAGAGGAGGCAAATGCCCCCTCTAAGTTTATTGCAACAATTTGGTTAATTAAGAACCAGATACAATAGTGAATCCAACCGCAGAAGGAGTGTCTCCTAATAAGTTTGCAGGTTTCTTCTCCATACCAGTCAAGGTAAGAGTGTAACCAGACAAATCAGACATAGCAGTACCAGTAACGATAGTTCCTCCAGTTACATCACATCCGTGTTCAAGACCAGCCAAGAAGTAGTTTCCGTTGTTATCTTCTACGATAACGTGAGGTCTTCCGTAAGCAAGAAGTTTTAGTTCTTTATGGTCAGCAACAGTTAGTTTTTTAAGAGTTACTTCTACTACTTGCTCAAAAGCGGTAGTTCCAGTATCTCTACTTGATTGAATGTTTTGAGTAAAAGAAGATGCACCTTTAATTTCGTATTTATATGCGTCAGGAGAACCAGCAATAGCGTCAATAACATCTGTGTTTGTTACATCGTATGTGATAGCTCCTAAGTCTCCGAAATTAACAAAGTACAAGTTCTTTAATCCTCCAACTGAATCTTTGCAAGGTTCAAGTCTTCCTAATGATAAATCACAAGCCATTTGTATATATTTTAAAAGTTAAGTAATTGTAAGTAGTTGTTTAATTAAAAAAGGGCAGGCAGGCTTTCGGCTTACCTACCCTTTCTCTATTCAATCATTAAGATTATGCAGGAGTGTAAAGAACGATGTCAGAACCGATTCCGTATTGTACACCAGCGGTTAGGCGCATAATAACTCTTACATTTTGAGAACCATCCAAGTCAGCCATATCGATAACTTTAACTTCGTTGTGGTCAGAAAGAAGACCAGTACCGAAGTACAAGTTAGATTTCTCAGCAGCTACCATATAGTTGTCAGCAAGTCCATTTGCAACGAAGATTTTAACACCATCGAAAGACAAAGAACCGTTGTTCCACCATTGAGTACCTTGAGCGTTAGTACCATTAGCACCAAGACCAGAAGCACCGAATCCACCAAGAGCACGTACATAAGCACGAGCAACATTTTGAGAAACGTACAAGTAAAGGTCTTCTTTTCCGTACAATTCAGCAGGGATAGCATCAACTACTTTACCCATTTCAGCGATTACGTTAGCAGCAGTAACAGAAGTACCAACTACATCGATTACAGTAGCATCAGCAGTCATAAGAGGCACAAAACCATCAAATTGTCCAGCAGTAGCGTTAGCACCTCTCCAGATGTTGATTTCGTTAGCTTGAGCAACTTTAGCAGCAACGTGAGCAATTAAGAAGTCAGCGAAAGAAGGAGGCAAGTTGTCAAATGCAGAATATCCCATTTGTACTGCTTCCCAGTCAGAACGGAAGTCTTTCTTACAAAGTTGCAAGTTAACTTGGAACTCTTCTGGTTGAAGAATACGCTCAGTCAAGGTCAAAGTAGAAGTAGGGTCAAAATCACAAGTAGCGTTTTTCAACAAATCGTTAGTTGCAATTTTCTTAATTACTTCTTTGTACTTGATGTTCGGTTTGATTTCGATTCCACCATTTTCGATGGTAGAAGCTGACAAAAGAGCGGCAGAGATATATTTGCCTGCAAATTCACCAGCGTAGGTAGTGGTAATTGAAGTAGTAGTAGCCATTTTAAATTAATTTATTAGTTAGGTTTATTATTTAGCGATTTTAGACATTACCAAGTCAAGAGTAGTCATAGGTCTGTTTTTAGCAAACAAGTGCATTTCTTGTTTTGATACTTCAGCTTCTGGAGAGTGTAGTAGAGGTTGCGCTACTTCTTGAGAAGACAAGTCTTCACTTAGTTCAGCAGGAACTTCCATTTGCTCTTCAGATTTCATATTCTGCATAATGGCATCGTACATTGCTTTCATTTCAGCAATAGCACCTGCCAACTCTTCTTTGGTAGCATATTTTTCCTCACCTTCAGCAACATCCTCAACAACATCCTCAGGAGACATTTCGTCTTCTGGAGATGAAACAGGAGCTTCAGCAAGTTCTTCAGCTACCACTTCCTCAACTTCGGGTTGTGCTTCCAATTCAGCAGAGATAACTTCAGCTTGCGCCTCAACATCTTTTACTTCATCTTGAGCAACCTCCTCAGACAAGAAAACATTCTTTAGTTTCTCAACGAGTTCTGTGGCTTTCATATAATTAATTTTGATTAGTATTTAGGTGTTATTTAAGTTTAACAACGAAAATCTATTTATATAACTATAGATATTCATTCTGTTGTATTTTTATTTATCCGTTGTGGCGAACCATAACTCTTACACCTTCTGGAGACTTCTCCTCTTTAACCTCAACTTTCTCTAAGATTGGTTTTACTTCATTGGATTCAATAGATTCAATGACTTCAACTGGTTTTTTAACCTCTTTCTTCTTTTTCATAAATAGTGATTTAAACATTTAACTTAATTTTAATCTATTTTAGTTATATTGCCAATACCCTGAGCCTGCATAGACCCATCGCAACACTTTCTTGAATAGGTGTTGTCTTTACATAAACAACCTCTATTGCCAGATTTAGGGCTTGTTCTACTTGCGGTCTTGTTCTTTTTAAGCATAACTTTGAGTTTTTTGTATAAAGTAAATAATATCCCAAACTTGCGCAGTACCACCTTTAGCAGTTACTCTCCATTGAGAACCATTAGCTACAAAACTTGAATCGGCATAGTATTGGAATACTTGATGATAGTCGTGAGCAGCATCATTTCCTTTTGGGAATGTAATAGTATCTCTTATTCTATCGTATGGTGTTCCGTTGCCTCCTTCAAAATGAATCTCTAAATAAGTCTGATTCGCATTAGGTGCTGAGTATTTAAATACGATAGTCATTACATAAGTATCGTTGAGATTATCAGCTAATACCTTTAATGATGTTGAATTGTAGTAATCAACTCCAGTCTGACTTCTATATGCGGTTGCAGAGTTATTGGGTAACACAATTTCAGTATCTTGCAATAAAGGAAGTTTGTTGCTTGATGTCCATAAGTCATCATCGTATCTCGACCAACCAAGTCCAGTTCCAGTTCCTGATTGCGGATATAATCTTACCCATTCACCACCGAACACAGTCCATACTCCAGAC